ACATCCGACGCTACAACGAGCAGGCCGGCATTGTCGAACTGAAGAACGGGAGTAAACTGTTCCTGCTGCATCTGGACACGCCAGACTCCCTTGGAGTGTTGAAGTCGCTGGAGTTGACAGCGGCAGGCGTCGATCAGGCCGAAGAGGTAGACTCCGAGGCCATCGACCTGCTTGACCGTCGTGTAGGCCGATGGCGGGAAGCGAAGATCCCGGCCTATCTGAACACTCCGGACTGGCCTTGGCGTGACAACACCGGCGTTGCGATTGCGCCCAAGTGGATGCTTCTCACCTTCAACTGCCCCGGCTTCGACAGTTATCTGTGGCACCGCTTCGCGCCAGACTCGCCTGATCGGGCCGTCTGGGAAAAGCGCGGCTATCGGCACATCGTGGCCAGTTCAAGGGACAACCGCTTCCTCGGCCAAGCCAACCTCGACACCTTGCTTGCTGGCGGCAAAGACTTTGTGGACCGCTACGTGGACGCTGTAACCTGGGGCATCACAGAGGGCTTGGTCTTCGACGTGCCGGACATGGCCATCCTCGAACCGGAGCCTGGTCTGATCGACAGGATAAAGCGGGGCATGAAACTGCACCGCAGTCTCGACCACGGGGAAACCGCTCCGGCGTGTTGCCTGTGGCACGGAACCGACTCTGAGAATCGCATCTTTGTGTATCGTGAGTATTACGAGCCGGATCGTCTTGTGAGCGACCACCGCAAGGCCATCAGCCTACTCTCTGCTGACGACCACTCGCATTACTACAGTAACCTTGCCGACCCCTCCATCTTCTTTAAGGCACGGGGTCGGACTGTCAACGTTGGGCCACGGTGGTCCATCGCGGATGAATATAGCAGCATAGACATAGCACCTAAAGACACCGCGCTGTACTGGACATCGGCCGAGAATGATGAATCCGTGACCCGTACCCGTCTCAAAGAGTACCTTCGCATCGACCCGACCTGCCGCCATCCCGTGACCGGACAGAAGGGCGCTCCGCGTTTGTACTTCGTCAAGCGGACTCCGAACTACCCCAACGGCTGCTATAACGTCATCCATGAGATGCGCTCGCAGCGATTCAAGATGATCGGGGAGACGAGTGACGGCAAAAAGATGTTCAACGAAGAGCGGGACGAGAAGGTGCCGGACCACGCTGTAGACGCTCTGCGCTACTTTGTGGTGAGTCGGCCGGCTCTTGGCAGTCAGCCGCAGAGACCTGACGCTAATCCCGGTGACATCTACATTGACCAATACTACGCAATGGAAGAGGCGATCAAGCTTCGACGGCGACGACGGGAGCGCATGCAAGGCGTTGCGCCGGCCGGATACGGCGGATAGTCGTAAAACGTAAAACTCTGACTTGGAGGATAAATCAGTGAACTTCAGTTTCATCAAGCTGTTTGCCAAGGCGGTTGTGGCCTACGGTGTCACCGCTGCCTCTCTGGCGGCGTCTGCGTTCGTTACTGACTTCTTTGGCAAGGTCGCTAACCCGGCGGACCCGATCTACACGCAGGTTCCGTTCTACCTCGTGCCGATCCTCGTTGCAGGCTTCGTCGCCCTGCGCAACTACATCAAGAATCACCTCCCTGCCTAACAGTGAAAGAGTGACCAGTGGACAAGTGTTGTGTTTCTCGCTGATGGCGTGTCAGGCAACAAGCGTGAAACACAGTACACCCACGTTGGAGACGACATGAAACCTGTTGAACTACAAGACTGGCTAAAACGGCGCGATACTGTGTATGTGCCGATTGTTCGGGCCGAAGAGGACCAGCGGCGCAACATCTCGGACGGTACACCTTTTGGCCAGTCGCTCACCGAGGTGGCCATCCGAGACATCTTGTCCCGGCTGGAAAACATCGAGGCTCAGTTGAGAGCGGCTCGTGTAGGAAAGTAAATGGCTGATGCGGGCAAGACCAAACGTTTCATAGAGCAGTGGGACCAGCGGATCTCCTCAGCCGAAACGTGTAAGAAGCGCTGGGAAGAGAAGTACAGGGTAGCCGAGAGCTACCAGTTCTGGACCGGCAACCAACTTGCCGAGCCCATGACTCCTCGCGGCCAGCGGAAGATACAGATCAACCTGATTCACAGCGCGGTGAGGGCAATGTTGCCATCGCTGTACTTCTACCGTCCCTTTGCCCGCATCTCCGCGGCCCCGGAGCAGGTGGATACTCCGGGTACGTCACTTGAGGAACAAGTCCAAATCCTGCAAGACACCGGAAACTACTTCGTGCGCGAGGGCGCGGTCGGATTCAGAGAGAATACCTTTATTGCCCTGAAAGAGTCCCTGTGGGCAATTGGCTGTGTCGAGGTTGGGCACACCGCCGAGTTCATCGAGACAGTGGAAGCGCCACAGCGCCCTCCCATCAAGGAGAGCGAATGGACCAAGGTGGAGCAGCCGGCGGTCGATACCGAGCCTGTCAAAGATGAAGACGGTCTGACTGTCAGCCCTCTCTCTGACGAGGCGGCACTTGAGAAGGAGTTGGAGCGCCTACGGGCCAACCTCAAGAGTGAGGACTTCTACGTCAAGCACATTCCGGCTAGACAGTTGCTTATCTCTGAGACCGACCGCGCTGTTCTACTTGAGAATGACTGGATTGGCTACTGGGAGGAGCACCCGCTCGAAGACATCAAGCGCAGTTCCTACGAAAACACCAAGAACCTGAAGGCGAGTACCAGAGGGGACAGCCCGTCGCAAAGCCGCGAGGAATACGAGTCCGAGAGCGCCACAGTCCGTATCTACAAGATTTGGGACTTGCGCACACGCACCCGCTTTGTGATGGCCGAGGGCCACGACAAGTACCTGCTCCGTAAGCCGTTCAAGCGCTGCCCGCTTAAACTCCTGCGCTTCGACTTGGACCCGTATCACTTCTTTCCCAAGCCTCCTATCGCGTCGTGGCTGATGCCGCAGGAAGAGTACAACGACAGCCGCGAGTACCTTCGCGTTGTGCGCAGCGGCACCAAGCCGCTCTTCACCGTGGACGAGCAGGCGATGGACGATGCCGAAGTGCAGAAACTTGAACTTGGCGACCACAATGCGTATGTGAAGCGGCGGGGCAATACTACAAGTCCAATCGAGCCGGTCAATCAGCCCAACTATTCGCAGAACGCCCTACAGACACTTACCATCTCCGAGCGCGAGTTCAACATGATCGCGGGCGTACCGGCCGAGTTCAGGCAGTCGCAGGTTGAGACCACTGCGACCCAAGCCACCATCATGAGTCAGCAGGCTCAGATACAGGACAGCTATGACCGCTCGCAGGTTGCGGAGTGGCTGGCCACAGTCATCCATGAGTTGCTGGACCTAGCCCTAGACCATATGCTATTGGAGCGGTGGATTGAGATCAACGTCGATCCCGACTCGCCCTTTGCAACAGAAGAGGCGTCGGTGGTGGCTACCCGCTACCAGCAGATCAGCGCGCAGCGACTACAGAAGGCGACGCGCGGCATCCGCTGGGCTGTGCAGGTTGATGTGGAAACGCTCAGTCCTGTCTCTGAAGAGCAAAAGCTTACTCGATGGATGCAAGCCCTCACCATGATTACCAACCCGCAGATTGGGCCGTTACTGGCCATGGCTCCCTCTATTCTCAAGCGGACGCTGGAGTTGAGTGGAATCAAGAGCGGTAGGGATGCGGACGCAATCCGTGAAGGGCTGAACCTGATGCTACAACAGCAACAAGCAATGGCGAGTCAGCAGGCCGAGGCTGGAGGTAGCCCGCCCAAACCTGTAGGCACAGCGTCGCAGCCTGGACGTACTGCACCTGGTGCGGCTGCAAACTCTCCTGCCCCTCCTGCTTCGTTGCCAAACCCGCCGTCACCTCCCTCAGCGCCAGGAGCGCGTTAGTAACGGAGTAGCCATGCCACACGAAAGCGATTACAGCAGCGCGACCAAAGCCGAAGGTCTTGCCCACAAGATGAAAGAGATGAAGATGAAGCCGCGCATCTCTGTCCGAATGGACGAAATGGATTCGGATCGAGAATATCACAAGCGAGAGAAAGCCAGTCTGAAGAAGAAGGTAACGGCTCTCAAATCGGAGATTAGCAACTTCGACAGGGACGGTGCGGCTGACAAAGTGCTCAAGCAGATGAAGAACGAGATGGCGCGGTGCCAGATGCGCATGATGGAGATGGAGGACTAAATGTCCACCGTTCGCTGTGACTCCTGTGGCGGCGAGTACGGTCTTGGCGAATGGCCTTGGTGCCCGCACGGAACCGCCGGCACTAACTGGGCCGACGCGCCCATCGAGCCATACTTTGACGAGCACATCAGCACAGAAGGCGAGTGGATCACCAGCCGTGGCCAGCGTCGAGCACTCATGGCCAAGAACGGCCTTGACTACAAACACAAGAAACAACCGCGTCCAGGCTCAACCATCTTT